AATCGGGAGGAGTTATAATATACGGATGACCAGCATTTTTAAACGGACTTTCTCTAACATCTAAAACTGTTCCCCAAGGAGTATAGTAAATTACATACCAACGTTTTACAAAGCCAGTTTCAAACTTAATAAGATAGGACTCTGGATCAACACCTTCACCCATGGACATTCTATTTGCGTTTTCCGCATCAATTTCTTTTTTAATTTTTTCTGGATCAATCCATTTATGACATCTTCGGGTTCCTGGTTCTTCGTCTAATGGATCAATTGTTGTCGCTTCAAAATCACTAACCTCAACCCATGTTTCAATATATCGGTACCCTGAATTGTTTACTCCTTGATGGTTAAACGTTACATTTCTAATTTGTGTTCCATCGTTATTTTGAGAAGAGTAAGCCGACATCATAAAATCGCTGCCTTGATATTTCACATAAGCCTGTCTTATCTCTACCCCTTTATCGTAATCCCCATTTGAGAAATTAGCAACAATATCGCTTAAGGTAGTATTGTGAATTTCACAAATAACATGAAGATTATCCAAATCATAATCAACTATTCCCGGATTAGTAAAGACAAAAGCTCTGATTACGTTTCTGACCTTTACATCTGCTTTTTCATTTTCATCCAGATAACCCCAAACACACTTCATTACAGGAGATCCAGAAAGTGTTTTTTCTTTAAAACTAAGAGCATCTTTTGATTTTACCTTATTACGATCTTTCACCCGGTTTAAACACTTAGTAAGAACACTTGCAAGCTCAGCTCCCCTATCATCTTTCGAATCACAAACAACAACATTGCCGGTATTTATTGCTCTAAATTGCCCTTCTAAACTTCTGACTAACTTCGAAATTACGTTGTATGTCAATGGAGGTATATTTCTTCGCTGGTTATAAACCAACTGAGTAACATATCTCTTTAATTCTGTATCCCAAACCAATTCATTAAAATGCCGGCCTCTTAAAAACTCAATGTTTCGCTGCCTTCTGTCTCTTAAATTTTGATCTGCATAAAAGAAATTTTGCAGTGTTTGATAAAAAAGCATTGGAGACAAACCCATTGTTTGAAAAACGTAATACTCAAGAAAAGACGATGGATTTATTGGAGCCGTCATTGCCCGATGTGGCATTTCAATTCCAAGTCGTTCCCGTTTTCTTATTGCATCACGAATATCTTTTTCGTTGTTTATTTTTCGAATATTAGCCATAACTAGGCGTTGTTTTTGTTGCTGATTACTCCTTTTGTATTCTTAGCCCAATAAGCGACATACTGCCGATTTAAAGCGTATTGTTTAGCGTATTCTTGCTTTTTTACAGGATGACCAATTGTTTCATAAAATTCACGTAAAACATAGTCTCGTAAAGCTTCTTTTAAATACCGATTGACATTTCTCACAATATTGGTATCAACAACAATATCTACCTTTGTCATATTCGTAAAATTATGTTCCATTCCTTCAATTCTGGTATCCATGTTTTGCCATCGATAAATAATTTTGCCAGGGTTTGTAACAGTATCGTATTCGTATGATTCAATAGTGTCATCGTTTTCATCTTTAAAGTGAGGCATTAATCTTTGAAGTGGTTGAAATACGGGCAAAATATCGCCCGCACCCAACTCTAGGAAATCTCCAAATATTCGTGAACCCTCACCATGAAGTTCGATCATTTTTTTTTGTTCTGAAGTCATTCTTGCAAAAAAAGGATCGGTCATCGCAGATAATGAAGTTTTTCTTGCTACAAATTTAACAATGTCAGACATTAAAACAGAAGCTTCAAAGATGGGTATCCCATCAGGATATAGATAGTCTATACCCGTCGTACTATCTATTACCAGTGCCATAATTAATCGTGTAATTTATACAGGTCGCTGCTTAAATTATCAATCAACTCCAATGCTTTTTGCAGTAACTCTGTTTCTTTTTTCACATTACCATCGGTTCGATACAAAGAAACAAGAACATAGTAGATAATTGCATCCTTGGTATTATCCGATAGCCTTTTTGTTATTGCCGCAGTATGATTTGCCGACAATGGAGTGCTATTTTCAGCAAAACGGTAAACAATGTTGCCTGAATTGGTTAAATTATACTCAAAACCTGCGCCCGTTACGTCACCCTGCCTGTTTAAGTAAGCTTTCTGCACTTCTTTTGCAGCCTCTCTTGTGAAGTCCGTCGTAATTCTATCGCCTTCCCCATGAAGCTGTGAAAGTTGTTTCTTTTCGGTAGACATATTTGCATAATAAGGGTCGGTTTCTGTTGCGATAGACGAACGTCTAGCCACCTCTTTATATATGTCCGCAACTGGTACTGTGATTACAATATCTGCCATGATTAATTATTTTTTAGTCGTGTAATTTATAAAGGCAATGGTCAATATTGTCTGTTAGTTTTTGATATCTACTAGACAAATGGTCAACCATGTCTTGATTTTTTTTGATTTTAAACCACATGCAAGTAATGAATGTGTAAATAGCATTTTTTACATCTTCATTTAAAGTTTCTTTTAAAGAAGATGCTTGAGGCAACAATGGTGTCGCTTCATTTATCCGATACGTAACTGTTGTTGCTGTTTTTTCAAACGGAGTGCCGGTTACATCACCTTGTCTGTTTGAAAAAACCTTTAACACCTCCCTACAAGCTTCATCCACAAAATTAATAAACGCATCTTCTTGATCTGTTCCAAATTCTGTAGATTCAATCATAGGAACCCCACTTGCTACATTAGTCATACCAACCAAAGTTGTTCGTAACCATGTAGTATAAGAAATTGAACTTAAATTTATTGCAACTGTTACGTCTGCCATGTCTTAGTCTTGTATTAAAGCTAGTCCGATTCTTCCTTGTTTTCCTGAATGTTTTTCATCGCATTCTTCCGCAAATTTATTTGAGTCAGACCACTCTTTTTCAGTTACAATATGAGGGCAAGAAGAATCTTCGCCAACCATTAAGTAACTTCCTTCAGGTACGGTCATTGTCAATTCTCGATTATCATAGTCTGTATATGTAATCTGGACTTCTTCTTCGATCTTAACCGCATAACCATCAAACTTTTTTTTGTATGGTTTGCCTTTATCGGCAAGGATTTGCATTAATTGCTTATCCCTGCCGTTATCCATTTTTTCAATGTTTTCCTTATTAATCATCACTTCTCAGTATAAGATTAATCCGCTTTCCAGTAAGGAACAGAATCGGCAACCCCTGTGTGAGCCATTGTTGAAGCTACTGTCGGAACAGCAATTTTAGTCAGAGAAGCGGCACCGTTTGAGATAAATAAATCACCCTTTGCAGCACCTTTAATAAGTGTCAATAATGTAGCATCAGCATCGGGATAAGCGTTGGTGTTGTCATTACTTTCGTATGCCGTTTTAATTTCGGCAGCAGTCTGATCGGCAGTGGCACCGGTTTCGATACCGTCAAGTTTAGTTTTGTCGGCAGCATCAATTGTTGATAAATCGGCCAACTGTTCGTTTACGTACTTTTTTGTTGCTAAATTCATAACTTTAATTTTTATGTGTGTTGTTCAATAATTTTAACTCCTTCGCTTTCCAGTTGTTGACTTTGTTGGAATCGTTGCTTAATATTCAACAATTCACTTGCCAATGCTTTTGCTGTCAATTCAAATAATTGATCAGGCCATGTATTAACCGTGTCTGGGACATTATCAAAAGCCACATATTGAAACAATGAAACCGTCGCCGTATCCCCTTTATGAATTGAAAAGCACTCAATCCTTGCTCCTGATCCTGTTGCGTGATTTGAAATCGCAATAACTGGATTTTGTTTTCCCCCTCTCGAAAATGGATTATTCTGGGCTGAATACTCTTTCCCATCGATCAAAATATATGAGGTTACAGGGTTTGACCAAACAGACAAGCGTATTGCGACTAATTCCCAAAAATCATCGGGGGCAACGTATGCGACTTTTTGTTTAATATAATCAGTTTGAACCTCCCCTCCCGAAAGAGTTTCAGCAACTAATGTCGCTGTTTTCGCAAGCAGTCTTTTTTGTTCGTATGGTAAACTCTTAACAAGATTCCGGCAAACATCAGGCAATATTTCAACAGCAATATCAGCCATCGACATTTCTGTTGAGGCTGCAACATCAAATTCAGTTAATTGTTCGTCAATCAACGTTAAGGCTCTTTCGATTATCTGAGTTCCAGTCTTCATTAAGTTAATGCATTAAACTCTTCTACGGCCACATATCCAACCAATTCAATCGAAGTGACAGTTCCCGCTACGTAAATATAATCAGGAAGAATAGAAAAATAACTTACTCCAGCACTTGTGATTGTTCCTTTGCCGAGGTCCACAATATTTGCTAATGCAGTAGGCTTTACTTGGCTTCCTGCTATCGTAACACTTACAGTAGCTCCTTTTAAAATAATCGCACCCGTGGGGTTTGTATTACTTCCAAGATCACTTCTTTTTATCTTGTACAACTTTGCTTTTTCTATTACCACTGAATTCATATCTTTTGAGTTTTAAAACAAAAGGCGGCGATTTGCCGCCTTTTTGCTATTTAATTATTCGGCTAACTTATTTTTAATCCAAACAATATCTTTCGATTTTATCTTCGGAATCTTTGCTCCAAATTTTTCGAGATACAGTGCTCCTAAACTTTCCAAGTCATCAGGCACATCTTCCGGTTCTGATTTTGAAGCAATGTAAGCTTCTGCATCAAAATCATCAATAGATAATACGGCCTCTAAAAAACCACTATCGTTTGCGAATTCAACAGGAACTTCATACCCGTATTTTTCTTCGAATTTTTGCCTTGCGGTATTTTTCGTAATCTCAATATCAGCAGCAATATCGACCTTTTTCGCAGGTATTTTAATCGCAGCTTCTTGTGTCGTTTGCTTCAAATTACTTCCAGCCAACGCATTTATTTGGAGGCTGTATTGCGCTTTGAGAACATCGATAGGCAAGGTGTCATCAAAACTCATATTCACTGCTGCAAATAGATTTTTTAATGCTGCTTTTTCAGCAGAATCCTGACTAACCCTTACAGTTTGTTTCTTCAATTTACCTTCCGGATCATCATCACGCACGAATGTGATTCCATAACTTGAATCACGAAGCAACGCCTCAGCTTCAATTTCATTTTTAGCTGTGTATTTTGCAGCAATTCTCTTCGAGCTTGTTGCCCGTCCATTTTGATTTGTTTGTCCCTCCGAAGAGAAAACAATTGGTCTTTTTTCTAACTTACCATTAATGCCAGACACCCAAATATTTGTTGCCAATCGGTATGCTGACTTATTTATTAATTGAAATATTCTCGATTCCATTTGTTGATTTTTAATAAAGAGGTAGTCAAGTATTATTCAACTACCTCTTTTAAATTATTACCTGTTATGCTTTAACTGACATTACAAAATGACAGTCTGGATTTCTAAACACAAGACCGCAAGTCTCCATCATATCAACGGATTTTGCATCGGCCTGACGAAGAGATACAAGGTCAACCTGAGTTTCCTTAAATGGCTGAAATACAAATTTGTCAATGTATTGCATATCCAAAAGGAATCCCTTACTAATATATTCACTCTGATCCAACAATGGAGCATACATTACATTGATTGTTCCGAAGAATGAATAAAGAACAGTAAATGACAAACCATAAATTACATCGTACTCTTTTTGTACAAATCTAGTACGGTCGTTCATTACGCCCTTATTCAATGATGCAATCAAATCAGAGCCAGCAAACAAGAAACGAGTATCGGAACCATTATTCCCAACACGCATTGTTTTTGTGAAATCAACAATGTCTGTTTCAGTAATAGTAGTATCGCCTGATCCTGTTCCGTATTCAATTGTCTGATCAATAAAATGAGTCAAACCACCAGTAGTATAGATAGTTTTAGATTCACCTCCGATAGTTGCAGTTACAACAGACCTTGGACTAAAATAAAATGTAAATTCTTGTCCGTAACGGAAATCTTGTAATGCAAGATTGGTAATCATCGAAAACGAGTAATTAGTGAACAAGCTTGTCAACGACAACCAGTTTGAATAAACCACCGAAGTAACAAACTTCTGAGCGTAATTATACTCACTTGTTGGTAGTTGAGCAACGGTTGTATTCTTAACATCAAGCTCTCCAAATGCAGTCCCCATACGGGTCATTTTCGTTCCAGATGCAATAGTTGGAATGTATTCTGAACCATCACCACCTCCTAGAGATTTAACGGTAATCGTACCACTTCCAACTTCTGTTACAAGAACAATAAGATCATCACCTTCGGCATAAGTTTTACCTTGGAATCTAATCTGAGTGTGAGTTTTCCACATTTCACTGTTTGCAACAGTTAATGTTGCTGTAACAGTTGGGGTGCCAGGTTGAACGTATGCCACAGATACGGTGTCTTGGAATGGCAAAATAGCAATAGAACCCCAACTTAATTTGTAGTTGTTAATTTCAGCATTTCCAAACTCCTTATAATTAGACATGTAATCCTGTTTTACCCTATACTCTGGATTAAAACGAGTTTCACCTGATGCTGTTTTAATTAAAGCATCTTCGTAAGTTCCACCGCCGGGTTTCTTTGCTTTTGACAATCCCCTAATACCATCAAGGGTTTTCTGAGTCAAAAAAGTTGAAATCGGGAAATTGGCAGGACTGATTAATACAAGTATTTCCAGCCATGCAGGAGCAACAAACTCATTAGCACCTGCCCCAAATGTTTCCAAAGTGGCAGTATCAACAAAAATATCAGCCGCAGAGGCAGTACCTTTGCCGGGGTCGAGAGAGTTCATTCCAAAAGGAGATAAACCCGCACTCAAAGCTTGTGGAGTTATCGCAATAACCACACAAACCAAAGCAATAAATAATCTTACAATTTTTTTCATTTTATTGGTTATTAATTCTATTTTGATTTCTTTTCATTCGTCCCATCCTTGAAAAATCAGGAGCTTCCGACATTGTGACACCAAGAGATTCGATCATTGTTGATGGTGAAGCTTTTGGTTTTTCGGCACGAGGCATCATTGATTCTTCCATTGAAGATTTATCTGGTAAAACCTCTTTCACAGGAGCGGACGGAATTTGTTTCTTTATTGATTCCATATCAGAATCATAGTTTTTGAGTTTATCTATCTGTTCCCACTCTTTTTCAGAAATCTGACCGTCTCCAAGTATTTTAAACCAACCTAAAGCAAAAGAGAATAACTCTTTCATTTCAGCTTCGTCGTATTTCTTTTTCTGACAATAAGACTTACCTGCATTCTGAGATTCTTGAAACATAGCATACATTTGGCTTTCATTGTCGGAGGCCTCTTTTTCGGAGGCAAGACGACTTTCAACGCCTTTGTGAGCACTTTCATAATCTTCCGAATCGGCTAATTCTTCGATTTCATCAATTGGAATGACTTTAGCAATAGCAGCCAACACCGAAGGAGTTTTACCATCTTCTTTTTGGTCTATCATTTCATCAATCAATTGCTTATAGTATGGATCTTTAAATAGATCACGCAACGCAACCATTTTTTCAATTGTAAACTTAATGACCGGGATAAGGTTTTTTGGTAGTCCTGTAATCTGGCCTTTCCCTCCAATGATCTGTTGGAATTGATTAAGAATATCAATCGTATCTGCAATGTCGTCTTCCGATGAAGAATCCTCAGTCTCTAAAGGCTCATCCCCAACAGGTGCTTTGGGTTCTTCCGATTCCACACTTTCAACAACGGGCTTAACTTGTTCTTCAGTGCCGTCGCCTTGTTCTTTCATTACTTCCTGATCTTTGTCCATGATATTTTTGATAGATTAAACAATTAACATACAAAATAAAGCTACATTTCATTTTAAATTACAACAATAGAACATTACTTAGCCTCATTTCGATATTTATTGATTCCATTATAGCCTCACTTAATATCCTATTCACCCAAAACAACCTACTCTCTTCCTATTTTTACACTAAAAATAAAGAAGCCATGTTTGGAACAAATAAGAAATTTAAAATTGCTAGTGAGTTTGATGCTTTGGCAGATCAGTCACGACAAGAAATTGATAGCTTAAAATCTCAGAATCCATTCGAAACAGCCGCCGCAAAATCTGCAATGGCAAAAGCTTCACAGGGAGCACAAGGATATTATTCTAGGGCAATGAATTCAATGGGGGGCAACGCATCCCCAGAAGCTCAAATTGCGGCACAAGGAGAAGCCGGGCAAACAATAGGTAATGCCGCAGGACAAATTGCAGTAGGGGCAGAGGCAAATAAAACCAATCAACTAAACGCCTTAAAAAGCCTACAACAACAACAAATGTCAACGTCCGCAGGAATAAAAACACAAGCCATTGATGCAGCATGGGACAATATGTTTAAGACAGTAGATGCCGCAGGAGGTGTTATGTCGGGAGCAGGACAAGCCGCAGGAACATTAATGATGGCATCTGACCGCAGATTAAAAGAGAACATTGTTAAAATTGGAGAAATTCAAGGACACCAAATCTATAAATTCAATTACATTGGCGACCCTCGAACCACTATTGGCGTTATGGCGCAAGAAGTAGAACACACAGGTTGTACAGGTGAAGTTGAAGGATTTTTACATGTTGATTACAATGAACTTTTTAAAGAATCAAAATAATGGCAGATAAATTCCAATTACTAGGGACAAGTGCTCTATTAACCGACGAACAGAAAGAGGCAAAATTAGCCCCTATTAAAAACAAAACCGTAGACAAATATGAGATTAGAGATATTCCTACATTAAAAAAGGAAAACTCAAATCTTATTAAAGATATTCGATCAGATGAAAATTCCACTTTATCTGAGATCGCCATGCAAAGGAAAATGAACAGAGGCAACGTTGCTTCTGCAAGAGACACCAATCTTGTTGTTGATTCTGCAAATAGAGCAGGAGTGAACCTTAATCAAGACTATGGGTATCCTGTAACTGACGACAAAAGAAAGAGTATTGCCGAAGGGTTATCTCCGATGGTTAATGACGTTGATAATTTTATGAAATATGCGGGGACACATCCAGACCCCAATTTCGTAACACCCCCCACGCTTAATATCGAAGAGGAAAAACGTAAGGCGAGAAGAGAAAGAGCTGCAAAATGGGCTGATGCATTATATGCTTTTGGTGAAGGAGTCCAAGGCAGAACAGCAGACAAAAACAATATGGCATCAACAAAGATGCAACAAAAAAGAGATGAACTCTTTCAGAGCTACAAGAACACTTCTGAAGCTAACAAACAAACCGCCAAGAATTGGGAGTATAATTATAGAAAGGATCTAATGGATTGGATCGACAAACAGAAGGCAAACGAAAACTTAACTGAGGCCGAAAAGAATAAATACGATCTTGAGTATTCCAGACTTAAACAACAACAAAAACAACACGAAGACGAGGTTGGTTTAAAAGGGAAACAACTTGGATTACAAGGAAGAGAATTGGGTTTAAGAGAGAAAGAGCAGAAAGAACGCATTGGAGACGAAAATATTACATTCCAAACATCAGGGGGTAGGACTATATCTCAAAAAATACCACTTCCTGAACAGAGGGATATTATTAGCCGTGCTAAAATGAACCCTAAATTTCAAGAGTATGCTGAAAAGTTTATGGGGAAACGTGCAATAACCACATTCGACCAAGAAGGACAAAGACAAACTCAACTAGTTGATGAAATGGGGAAAAACATTTCAGACAGAGACCTTCTTCAAGCTTATTTAAGATGGCGTTCAGAGGGTGCTCCAAACGAAAATTACGGAGCCCCCGGAATAGGAGAAACTGTACCTACAGAATCAAGCACTCCCGCACAACAAACACAACAATCAACACCCAACACCACAACACAACAAAAACCATCAATGTTTCAATAATACATAATTAATTGTTTACAACATGGCAGATTTATCACAAGACCGTGTAGTTTCAAATAATCAGAAATTATACAACAACCTGTTAAAGTCGGGTAAAGTTACCCAAGATGAAATTGGAGACTTTAATACATTTAACACCCTCCTTTCGGATAGTTCAAACGCCTCAAAATTACGAGACAATCTAATCAGTAAAAAAAATTTTAGCGAAGCGGAGCTTGGTTCGAATGATGATTTTTTACAAAATTTAGATCCACTAGAGGGTACCACAAATAAACCAGAAAAAACAGATTTAGAATATCAACAAGATTGGGTTCGTAAACACCCTAAGTTGAATGCTTTATTCCAAAAAGAAGGAATGGGATTATTAAACGATGCCTATATCGGCACAAAAAAAATGATCGGTTCATTTGGTACTACTATTGATGTAATGGCTGAAAATTTAGGCAACAACTTAACAGGAGGATATCAAACAAATGAAAAAGGTGAAGTTATTGCTCCTTGGGAAAAAGAATACAAACAACCCGGGAAATCTGATTTTGCAAAAAAAATAGAGCAGTTTGAAAAAGAAGTTCCAGCCTCAAAGGGTGGATTCACTGCTTTTTTTGGACAGATGCTTCCACAAGTAACGGGATTAATAGCTACTACACTATTAAGAAACAAATCTGTCTCAGAGGCGTACTTAGCCTCAATGTATGGAACATCCTTTGGAAGTGGAATAGAAAACTACGACAAACACATCAAAGAGACAGGTGAAACTCCAAATGCAAATGATCGCAATTTGGTAGGAATTGGATATGGAGCCGCCGAGTATTTGGGAGAGAAAGTTGGATTGGATTATTTCATGCCTAAGGGATATGGTAAATTAACATCAGGCGCGATTAATCCAATAGCAGCCAAAGAGATCGGGAAGAATGTAATTGAGAATTATGCAAAATTAACAAAACAATCAGCCCCGATGATTTTAAAGAAAATCATTGCAGGATCACAAATAGAGGGAGGACAAGAAGTAGCAACAGAAGGAATTGATATTATTATTGACAAATGGGTAACAGGAGAAGATGTAACAGGAGAAGATGTAAAATCAAGACTTGTTGATGCTTACAAAGGAGGAGTATTTATGTCAGCAGGAGTTATGCCTTTTGCTCACATATCTCAAAATGTAAGTACCACACAACGAAGAAGACAACAAGGCGAAGTAACTATTGGGATTGACGAAAAGGGATTGCCATTAGAAATAATCAAAACAGAAAATGGGATTATAGGAATAAGACCAAATGGGGATGAGATTGGCAATATTTCCGAACAAACTATAAAAAACTCTGCAACATTCAAAACGGAAGACTTTGAAAAAACAATGTCTTCGCTTAAAAAAGGCAGTGATGTTTTATCTGAAGATTGGAAAGATGAATCAATAAAACAAAATTTATTAAATTCACAAACAGAAGGACAAATCATAGTTAATGATGTTCCCAAAAGAGTTCAGGCCAAAAAGGAATTTGAGCAAGCATCGGCATCATTTAATGATATTCCAAACGCCAATTACACCGAGGCTGTAACAAATCTATTATCTACTTACACTGACCCAAAAGAGATCATTACAAACTTCAATAAGATCAGTTCAGAAATTGGAGTTGAGGGTAAAGAATATGAAACGGCACTAAACTTTTTATCAAGCTCAGTAAAAGTTAATTCTCTAAACAAAGCAAAACAAGCCGAGATTCAAAAAGGTATAGATGATTTTCAAGACGACAAAGGGAATGTAACATCAGCCGAGATCGAAGGAGAAAAATACTATATAAAAAACAGTGCGGATCTTGGGCAACCAGGAAGAATAATCTTTGCCAAAAATCAAAAAGGCGAAGTAAAACCTTTTAACGCCTCATTGGTGAAAGATTGGTCAACACTAACCCCCGATCAAATAACTCAAACAGCACAACAAAAAGAAGCCGAAGAAGACAATCAATTCAACGCCTCGCAAGAAGCTAGTGCTGCTGCAAGTCAAGTTGGGATTGAGCCTAATAAGTCAGTCAAAACTCCAAATGGGATAGCAAAAGTTGTCTCAGTAAATAATGATGGCACTGTAACCGTCGTAAATCAAAAAGGACTTCAAGATGAATTTAGCATTGACGAAGTTGAGGCATATAAAACAGAGGAGCAAAAACAAGCGGAAAAAGAAGCGTTAACACAACAACAGGAGAATGAAAAAATCCAATTACAGCAACAGGAAGATACCGCAAAACAAGAAGCAAAAATACAACAACAGGCAATCGAGCAACAATCAACTGAAACTACACCCGAGCAACCATCTATTCCAAAAGATAAAGACGGCAACCCCGACTATGATGCAATGGATCCCGAAGTTTTCTTTAATGAATACGCAAAAGAATTTTCAGAGGAGGAAGCAAAGACCGAGATTCAAGATATGCAACGAGCAATAATTGAGGACATCAAAAAGAAAACAACAAAGAAATCAAAAGCTACATCCGCAAATGAAAGAGCGGCCATTGCCCGTGAAATAAAATCGTTAAACACAAGGCTTGATAATATTAACGGTGTACTTCAAAAAGACAGAAGTAAAACCGATTTAGGAAGCGACACAAAATGGATTGCAAAAAATTCATCCAACCCTGACGAAATAGTTTCTGCATACGAGCAAGAGAAATCAAATGCTCCCGTTAATAATTTAAAGGAGTGGCAGAAATTTATTACCGGTGTAAAATTTAACCCTGATAGCTTCAATCGGTTTGGGGATAAAAACAACATAACGTCTACTTTAGCAAAAACATGGCTCAATAGCGACGGTCACGACATTGATCAATTTATTAGAGACAACTTTGAAGATGTTCCAGGATTTGAAGATGTCACAGAGCAAGATGTAATTGATTTCATTACCGAGAATCCAACAGGTCAACTCAGAAAAACAACCGACACTCAAAATGAGCTAAGAAAGCGTTATCGTGAAATCACAGGAGTATCGATTGATAATCACAAATTTGATAATGAAACTTTACCAACACAGGCAAAACTTGAATCATTCTTAACAGAAAACAACTTAAACGACAGTTGGTTTACTACAGAGGATTTACAATCATTAGTAACAGAGAATAAAGATAAACTTAACGAAAATGACTACAACGAATTCACAGACTACCTTTCAAGAGAGCTTACCACAAAACAGTCAGAACTTGACGAGTGGGACTTCGACGATGCCGAGCCCTCAATTCAGACAGAAATTAGCGCAAGCGAGGATAGCGACAGCAAAAAACTTAGTTCAACAAAAGAGGGCGAACCAATAGAATTTTCTCAATCCAGCTTGTTGAATGAAGCAACCCCCGAAGTTAAATCAACCGAGGGGGATGCTTCTATTCGGAATCAAAAAATAATTGAAGCACACCGTCAAATTGATTCTTATATTTTACAAGCCCAAACAAATTACGACGAAGCCCAAGCCGAAAGATACGATTACATTCAAAAGAATGGTTACCCTATTGGAGAAGATGCTACATTTCATAAGTTAGTTGTCAAGACAAGAGATGCAGAAGATAGATTAAATAAGTTGTTATTAGCAAAAGAAAACCTTTTGCCATTGCCTAATGTTGCAAAAAATGAAAACAAACAATCAGAAAGTGAACCAAATTTTAGGGTTCAAGACAAGTCCGAAGCCCAACAGACAATCGAATACCTTCAGTCAATTGACAAATCAAAAAGAAACGTCATTTATCTGGGCAAGTCGGATATCATTCAGTATTTAGAAGACAACCGACACAAGTATTCAAGAAAGACAATTGATCAAGTTAAAAACGCCAATTTTAGTGCATTCTATCTTCGTGATGAAATATTCATCAACTCCGACAAAGTAAAAACAAAAGAAGATGTTGTTACAAACTGGATACACGAAAGAGTTCATGCACAAACAAAAGAAACATTAAACAACGAAGAATTGTCTTTATTGTATGATCAGATTGGGCTTAGAGAAATTCAGCGCATTATTCCTCATCTCTATTGGTTAGAGACACCAAATATACAGGCCGATGAATATATTTCCTTTGCATCTGAAAAATTGTTGGCAAACGGCAAACTAGATGACAAAATTCCATCTGATATTCAAAATATTATTCTTAATATTGTAAACAATATCACATCAATTAACAACTTAACAAATGGAAAAAACAATCTGGATAACTTTCAACAAGGGATTGAAGGACGAAATGCATATGTCGGTGATAGTGACAGACGAGGAACTGAACAGGATAGAACAGATTCAGAAGGAAATGGGGTTGGATCTGGCACACGCCTACAACCTGATGAAAAAGGATCAAAAGTAACCTTTTCAGATCAGGCCAACATCGACCTTAAAGACAGGCATAATGCTATTGCTTCGATAACCAAAATCGGCACCGAGTTAAATATTCCTGTCAATGTAGTCAATTCATCAGAACTTACTTCCGATAACGGACAAACAGCCCTTACAGATAACGGAACAGTAACCATTGTTTCCGACCGGGTAAAATCTGTTTCAGAAGTAATCAAAGCTTTAGTTAAAGAAGTAGCTGGAGAAAAAGGAATCCGCGAGATACTGGCCAATGCCGATCCTAATTCTATTGTCGGAAAACAGTTGGCTAAGTATGATGAACTTTCACCCGAAGAACTTCAGTCCGATAAGTTAGCGCAAGTAATCCGCAAAGCATTTAGGTTAACTTCCGGACAATTCTCTCAATCTGATTTGTTCAATATCATCAACGAACAAAGGGAGAGAATGACTGAGGGACAGAAAACAAATATTGAAACCAGTGAAACAAATATTGAAAATGATCGTACAACAGTAAATGAGCCAAAAAATACATACAAAACAAAAGAAGGTCAAGAGATACAATACACTCTCACCTTCGGTGATGACAACAAGTCAACAACAAATGACTTACAACAAGACGAAAATAGACAACAAAACCCGAGTCTTAGAAGATTAAAAGAGGGTGAAATGGCTAGCGTAGAAATGAAATACACGCTAGACAAAAACTATATCTTTGATGGTCGAAACAAAATTGAATCCGCCGAAGATATTGCCTATTTGTTCCGTCAACTTGAAAACAAATCTGTCGAAAACATGTTTGCTTGTCTTGTTGATGAAAATCAAAAACCTACCATTATTCACATATCAATGGGAGGTAGAGCAGGAACAGTTATTGATTTTGGGGTTCTAGCTGATGCAGTTAGTCGATTTAGCCCCAAAAAGGTTTATCTCATCCACAATCATCCAAGCGGAAATTTAGTTGCTAGTGATGCGGATATTCAAATCCACACCAAAGCAAAAGACGCTTTTGGTGAAGATTTAATTGGAGAACATGTTATCATCAATACAACAAGTGGAAAATACGCATCATTTAATCACAAATACGATTACGACACAAACTCAAGACCAAAAACGGTTGAAACGCCACAAAATTATAAGGTATTAAAATTTGACAAGCAAGTATTTAAAGATATAACAGAACCTTTTAAGGTTACTGGATCAAAATCCGTAGCTAAGTTTATCTCAGCCCAACGGTTTTCTTCCGGGGACAAATTAAGTGTTTTGATATTGGCTCGCAATAATGACATTAAAGCATACCTACACTTGCCGTCGGTTGATTTTTCAAGCAAAGAATCAGTTTTGGGTTTAAAAACGGAACTACAAGCTTATGCCGGAAGATTTGGTGGACACTCTTTGATTCTTAGTGGAAACACATTTAATATTAAAGACCCAAATGAGTCAAGACGAAACATTCGCTATCTTAAAGCTTTACTCAAATCAAGCGACATATCATTATTAGACTTAGTTGAGGTTGAATCTGATCTCAAATGGGTTTCCATGGCTGATGAGGATTTAATGGAGCCAAAAGAGGGGTATGGGGAGGCAAGATTTAAACTGATTGGCAATCCAAGAAAAGACTTTCCAAAAGTAAGAGGTGGATGGACTAAGGATAAAATTATCCGAGAATTAAAGGAAATCAAGAAGTCAGGATCAAATTATGGCAAATATTCTTTACTCAAAGGAATTGCATCTTACGAAAATGCACAAAATTTAAGAGATCATTTATTCTATCACGGAACAGGATCAGGCATTTCAGGGGGATTATACCCATCAATAACAATGTCAGAAAGAGATGCAGAAAGATATGGAGGTGGGGGTTATGGTCAACGTTATTTTGCGGTTTCTGTATCAAAAAGCAAAGCCAAAGCATCAATGTTTAGTGGTATGTCCAGAAGTGTTTCTGTATATCCTGTTTTATTAAATCAAGAAGCAAAGGTTATCGACAGACCAGACATTCAAGATTCCGCTGAATTGGAAGATGAAATTGAACAATTATGGGATAACGGAGTGGATGCTGTTCGTTTAGGCAACTGGGACGATCCTGCGAGTGAACAAGAACTTGCAGTATTGAATCCAAATGCTATTTCCACATGGTCCGACTCTCAATCCGAGCAAGTCTTTGGAGGGAGTGTAAAAAACTTTAAAGAAAAAACAGACAAGGAACTTGAACAAATCATCGACCAATCAAAAGAAGCTATTATTAAAATGGCTCAATGGAGCGAAGAAAATAAGTTGAATTTAGGTGATTTTCCTGAATGGGTTGATGGAATGACTTCTGAACAACTTGCAGAGAGAAAACAATCTATGGCTGAAAGAAAGCGAATCAGGGAGGAATACCAGAGATTAAAAGAACAACAACAAAGAGAAGTAAGTAAAGATATTCGTTTCCGCATTCTCGGAGAAACAGGAGCCTCTAATCTTGACAAAGCAGAAGAGGTAACTACCAGACTTGATAATTTGGCAGTAGCAAGAGAAATGGAACAGGCCGGAGTCAATAAAACACCGACTGATATTCACGATTATGTTTCCATACTAAAAGAAAAAACAGGATTAAAATTCACAAAAGCTGAAACATCAAATAGTTATTATCACAATTCGGATGATATTAAAATTAGAATTTCTGACCATCCATCTAAATTTGCTGAAAAACAAAAAGGGACGGCTAAAAATATACTTGACATTGACTACAAATTTAATGTTAATGCTATTGCAGATTTATTAAATGGGACATTGTTTTCAGCATATAATAAAGGCGATGCCATTACTCATT